CAGCGTGTCCAAATCTCTCGGATTACTGATCGTCGTTCCGTTCATCGTCGGCGCGTCATGCACGAAGAACGTCAAGGACGAAGTCGTGCTCGTGCCCCAGACGGTGAACAGCGAGCTGCTCATCTACGTTCCCATTCCGCCCGAACTGACGGACCAGCACGCGATCGCGGAGGGCCCGCTGAGTGAGATTCCGCGGATCGCCCGCGAACGGAAGGCCGCGCTGATAGCGTGCAACGCGGACAAGGCGGAGATCGCCTCCATACAGGGCACGCGCGCCCCGGCCTGCCCGGTACCGCCGCAGGCCGCGCCAGCGCCCGCAGGGGCCGACAGCAGCGCGCCCCGGTAGGTGGGCCTCGGGTACCCGGCCCGCGTGCCGTGGCGGGGCGTGCAGGTGGCGCAGGACCGCCCCAAACCGCGCAGGCGGGCCGCTAGGCCGATTGGCGGGGCCGGGTAGGGCGTAGGTAGCGGGTACCCGCCCCGCGTGGCCTGTAGGGGCGCGCAGGCGGCCTAGCGGCCGTCGTACAGGGCCGGGGCCGCTTGGTTGCACGCGCGACGGTGCGGGCCCCCACAAAGAATCGCCCCGGCGCGGGGCCGGGGCGGTCTGGGTTACGCGGACTTGCGGTGCGGACTACATGCGTCGCATGTAAACGTCGAACGGACTGCCCTTCGGCGCGGCGGACTTGACGAGTTCGCGAAGTTCGCGCTTGATCTGCCGCGCTACCGGGCTGCGCCACGTCGCAGCGTTCGCGAGGAAGTAGAGCACGATGGTCTCGGCGTCGTCGGCACCGTACCAATCCTTGATGGACTGAAGGCGCTGCATCGCCGCGAGATACGGCTTTGCCGACGGAGCGACGTTGGTCCAGTCGCGAACGATGTCGGCGGCGATCTGGTTGATCGGGCGGCGGATCACAGCGGCTCTCCTGCTTCGTTCACGCCGCGCTCGTAGCAAAGCTGGCGCTCGTGACGCTCCATCGCGGCGCGACGCTGCTCGCGGCTGATCTTGCCGGACCCGCCGCAGGTACCGCACGGTTCGTCGTACCCGCCTTCCATGTATTGCTCAAATTCCTCCGGGTCCCACTCTTGCGGGTTCACGACGCCGAGTCGGCGGGAGTGCGAGCCGTCGCCGTCGCACGTCGGGCAGATTGTCCACTTGCTGGTCATCGGTGGTTCTCCTGTGATTCGTGGATGTATTGGTCAACGGCCTGCGTGAACACGCCGAAGGTGATGCCGAAGCGAAGTGCGACGTACCGGAGCGTCTCTTCATACGCTACGTCCCACGCGGTGTCGTGTGCGATTTCCACGAATTCGCCGCAGTCGATTTCGTAGTCCAGCGCCGCAACGCGGTCCAGCGCGACGGCCTTGACGTTCCAGATGTGCTTGAACGCGCGGATCGCGTTGAGCAGGCGCAGGCCACGGGGACGCTGGATGCACGGCGAACCGCCGCTGTCTTCCCCGCCGACGCCGCAGAGCTTGCATTCGAGCCAGTCGGTTTCCGTCTGTCGCGACGCGGGCGCGGTGACGAGCATGTGACGGCGCGGGGTGATGTGCAGGTTCATCAGAAATTCTCCGTATGTGCCGCGCCGTCGATGGCGTCGGCTTTCGTGATGCCGTATCCGGCGGGAGCGAGCTGGTTGCGTTCGCCGTCAACGCGGAACGCGGTCCAGAGGCGCAGGTGGCGGTCGTACCAGACCTCCATGTTGTCGGGCGTCGCGATGCGGTTCTCGCGGCGCAGTTCGTTGCGGCGAATGTTGTTGTTCGGCTGCACGCGGTTCATGTCGGCTCCTCAGACGTGGTCGTGGGCGGTGGCGTAGCCGACCGTCGCGTTCAGGCTGTCCAGCGCGCCTTCGATGGCGATGCTGGCGCGACCGACGAGCAGGTACGGTTCGGCTTCCGCCGGGTCGGCTTCCATCACGTTGCCCTGCGCGTCGTGGATGGAGGCGACGTACTCGCCTTCTTCCCAGTCGTAGTGCAGGTGCAGCGCGGAGCCCTTGTGCTTCGTGGCTGCGAGGAATGCGGAGATGCGGTCGTAATTGCGAGACATTGTTGCTGACCCCCCTTAGTAGGTGAAGCCGATGAGAACGAGCGTGCCCCGCTTGACGAGGCGCTGGTTGTTGATGTCGCCGTGGTCGTCAAGCGCGAACTTTTTGGTGAACCGGCAGTAGTCGGCGCGGACGTAGGTTTTGGAATTGGAAGGCACGTACCCGGTGCCGAGGCAGCAAGGGCACGTGAACCCGGCGAACACGGGCGCGGCGCAGCCGCATGGCTTGACGAGGCGAACGAATTCGCCTTTGACGACGGACTGAACTGGAACGACGGAGAGCGGAGCGGTGTTGGCGGTGCGTGACATGGTTTTCTCCTTGTGTTTTGCGGAACGTGCCGGAGGCACGTTAACAGAGAACTTCCGTCTGCACAAGTGCATGGGCGCCGGGGCACGGCGGGCGCAGGCCACGGGCCGGGCGCGGCGGACTGGTACGGATGCCGCTAGGGGCGCGCAGGCGGCCCGCTAGGGCTCGCGGGCAGGTGAGGCGGCGGGTAGGTAGCGGGTAGGGCCGCGCGTGCCGTGGCGGGGCGCGCAGGCGGCCCGGCGCAGGGCCGGGCGGCGGGGGACGCAGGTCGGCGGGCCGCGCGGCGGTCGTCCAAAAGAAAACCCCCGGCACGGGGCCGGGGGCGGGGTTGCAGCGGTGCAGCGTGCCGGGGTTACTTGGCGGTGTAGCGGCGGTTCTCGCCGCGGACGGCCTTCTGCTCGGCGAGCAGCTTGCGGACCGACTTGCGGCAGATGCCGAGCGACTCGCAGAGTTCGTCGACCGACGTGCCGTCCTTGCTGGAGAGCGCCTTGCGGACCGCGTCGGAGTGCTTGCCGATGGCGTTCTCGCGCTCGGCGCGCTCGGTGACGGCCTTCTTCGCGGCCTTGCCGCCCTTCTCCGCCGCGACGCCGCGCGTGCCGGTCTTCAGCCCGGCGCGCACCGTGTCGTTGACGTTCGACGCGGCCTTCGGCGTGAGCTTGCCGACCTTCTCGCCCGTGGTGACGGTCGCGGCGGCGGACTTCTTCGCGTTGCCCTTCGTGGCGACGGCCTTGACGGTGCGGCGCGCGGACTTGCTGGACTTGTTCGACATGGCTTGGTTTCCTTGGTTGTGGGTAGGCCGGGCCGGTGCCCGGTGACGAAACTCTACTGGCGACTTTTGCGGGAATGCAAGAGCGCCCCGGCAGTCCCTCGAAAACGAGTGATTTTTCCGGCTACTCCTGAGCCACGTAGCCTCGGCCCGGCTCGGCGGGGCTGTCCCCGTCGAATACGTCGGCGTCGGTGACGGGGCGGTCAATGCCCGGCAGCGGCGCAGCCCCGGCCTTGACCGCCTGCTCGTGGTTCAACCGCTGTCGTTCTGCGTTCGCCATGCTGCCGAGCATGGAGCGCGCGAACGTCAGGTCCGCCATCGTGGTCCACGTCGCGATCGTGCGGATCACGTCGGCGTCGTGTCCGCGAATGTCGTTCGCGTCGAAGTATTCCGCGAGGCTGCGACGCGCGAGAACCCTGCTCGAACCGATCGGCCGAACTTCGTAGGCCACGTTCGCCTCGATCAGCTTGTCGGCGAAGTGGATCGCCTTCTCGAGATCCTGCAGCCCGTTCTTCTTGCGCCATCGCGTGACGTACTTCGTAATCTGCCCTTCGAGGTAGCGGTTCCCGAGACACTCGATCACGAAGTCCCAGTGTTCGAACCGCGTCTTGTAATGCCCGCCCCCGACCTGTCTCTTGTTCGCGTCGCTCATCTCAGCTCTCCTTCACGGATTTCGGCGCCCATACGTTTCGTTCCAGCCAGTCCGCGGCGGCGGTGCGCCAGTCGCTCGCCTTGATCAGTTCGAGCTGCTCGCGCGATTTCTCCGGCGTGCGGCGGTATTCGTACGCCCGCATCATCGGCACCGCGACGAACGCGAAGAACGGTGTCTTCCAGCCGAGGCGCGACTCCGGGTCCGGCGAACCGTCGCGATCGTACAGCCGAGAAAACTGAAAAAGGTCCGCCTCCCATTCCTTCGGCTCCGCGTCCAAGAACATCGGGTACGGCTGGACGACGCCGTAGTCATAGTCGGTATTCCAGTTCATCCTCGTGTAGAGCCGCGCCTGCTCTCGAGAGAACACGTCGGTGTAGAGGTGAAGATCGTTACTGAGCTGCGAGAACCAGCCGACCGGCACGCCGAGCATCCCCGCGACGTACTCCTGAAGCATCGTCATGTGAACCGCGTTCGCCCCATACGCGCCCCAGAGCATGTCGTTGCTGCGGCAGCAGACCGTCATGTTCAGCTTGTCGCCGCGACAGTCGAAGTAGATCGTCGTATTGCACGGCACGTCCTTCCCGCCGTTGTATGCCTTGTGGACGTCCTCGCGGGGGTCCCACATGGAGAGGACTGCTCGGCGGGATTCACGCCGGAGCGTAAGCTCCTCCACGACCATGCGGAGCTGATCGTAGCCGAACCACCGACGCCACCGATACCCGTAGGCACCGTGGAACGTCATGCCGTCGTCGCTGTATTCGCGCATCCGCTTGACGTAGTGAGCGGGCATCGCGACGTCGTCGCGCCCGGCCAGCATCCAGAGACCCTCGAAGAAGTGGAAGAACGGGTTAGCGTTGCGCGCCCGGCCGAACAGCACGCGCTCCGTCGGGTGCGTATAGTGCGTGACGACCGGAACGGGGAACGACAGTACCGGACCGTTCCGGCTGTTTCGCTCGTGTCCGAAGGAACCGATGTCGTGCAGCGCATTCCAGAGCGCTTGGTTCACGTTGCGAACATGGTAGGGGATCATCTCACTTCACTCCGGGGTAGGTGCAGCGGGGGCGGCCCTGACCGAGCCGTGTTCTTTCATACTTGTCGAACTCGCACAGGCAGTTCTGGACGTCCTGCGCGTGGAGGCTGAATACGACGCCATGATGCGGCTTCAGAATCTCGGTTCTCAGTTCTCCGAGTTCGTTCAGCCATTGCTCCTCGGAAACGCGCGCGTCCACGTCTCGACCCATGACGCGGTTCATGCCGCGCCGACTACCGGGACCGCTGACGGCCCAAATGTCCCAGTCCGCTGCGTTGTAGAGGGGCGAACCCGGCGCGTACTTCACGTCGGCGACGACCTGCCCGGCCATGAACCCCTTGAACCCGTTCGCGGTCTGCAGACGGCAGGCGAACTGATGAAGGGACATATGGCTTTCGGGCCTGATCATCTTCCGGCGCGCCCACAGCGGCTGAAGCACGTCGTCGATGAGATACTCGATCTTCCCCTTGCGGACGCCGTTCGTACTGACGATGTACGCGCCACTGAAGATCGTGAACCCGGCCACTTGCTGCCCGAGCAGGTGATCCTTGATCTGCTTCGGTCGCCACGGTAGCGGGAACCCTACTGCCTCCAGCGTCTCGACGCGGTTGAACAGTCGTGCGAACGCCATCGCGAACCAGAGATCGGGGTGTGCGTTGTGCGGGTCTCGCCAGTTCTTCGCAATCCATTGCGTCACCGTGTCACGCTCCCGCAGCACGTTGCAGAAGCGGAAGTTCTGAAGGATGGGGTCGTCCGTCCACGGTTTCGGGCGACCGTTGCGCCGACGCTTCCAGATCAGGTCGCGCTCCTTGATGAAGGAGACGAAGGGGTAGACGTGCGGGATCACGTGGCCGCTCACGACTGCGCCGCCTTCTTCATCAAGCGGAAACATTCGCGCGTCGCATTCTGGTGGTTGATGTCCACGACGTTGAATCCCTGCGCGATGCAGTTCCGTCGGCAGTTCTGCACCGCGCTGAAGTCCTTGATGACGTTCTTCGGGTCGAACTCGCGCAGATCGCCGCGCTCCTTGCGGCGCTCGATGACACGATCGATGCAGACGTCCAGCGGGGTATCGAGAAACGCGAGGATCGCACGGTCTCCGTAGGGCCGAACCGCCGCGCCCACGGTGCCGATCATGTGAGAAATGAACAGGCCCTCGTAGAAGACCTGCGGGAACTCGTCCGCGTAGCGCGTGATCAGCTCGGCCGCGTCGCGAATGTCGCTGACGGTGTCCATGCCGCCGCAGACGTTCTCGTACGAGCCGAGGATGGCGATCTCCTTGCCATGTAACTCGCCAACGTAGGCCTCCACCTTCTTGCGCTTCGTCGCCGAGTAGCGCGGCGTCGCTTCTGCGCGCTGGATGACGGCGCGCGCCACGGTCGTCTTGCCGGAACCGTTAGTACCTCTCAGGTTGAAGATCATCATGCTCTCCGGAGCAGGTTGAGAAACTCGCTGATCGTGCTACGGAATCCACTCCGGTGCAGCGGGCGAGTCGTGTAGTGGACGGGGGTCGTGAACAGATGGGTCTC